GGTGGCGAGTCGACCCCTATCCGGGTTTATTGCCCGGTGTTTGTGGGGTTGTGGGTCGTGACAAAGCGCGTCGACGCGCTGTCACACGCCCAGATCGCCGCTCGGTCCGGAATCTCGGCCAACACGTGGCTCAAACACCGGCTTGCCGGCGCGCCGCGGCCAAAGGGCCAGAGCGAGGCCGCGATCGCGCGCTGGCTGCGCGAGTATCAGTCGTGGCGACTGGCCAACGGCAAGGTCTCGTCGGAGGAGCGGGCCGCGGCGCGCTCTCAAGACAGCGACGCCGAGAACGACCACTGGACGACCGAGCGCAAGAAGTGGCTCGCCCAGTTGGCCAAGATCGAGTTCGCCGAGCGAATGCGCCAGCTCGTGCGCCGCGAGGACGTGATCGAGTTTGCATCGAAGGCTGCGCTGACGGTCACGCACCGACTCAACTCGCTCGTCACCAAGATGGCCCCGCTGCTGATTGCGTGTCGCACGGTCGACGAGGCCGAGGAAATGCTACAGGCCGAAGTCGACGACGTGCTGGCCACGTTCCGTCGCGGCCTCGAACCACCAATGGAGGGACCGCGCCATGACGAACCTGCTGCTTGACCCCAGGATCCTGGACGGCTTTCGGCAACCGGAGCGCCTGTCAGTCAGCGAGTGGGCCGACGAACACCGGGTGCTCGACAACAAGGTCGCGGCCGAGCCCGGGCGCTGGCGCACGGACCGGGCCCCGTATGCGCGCGAGTGGATGGACTCGGCCAGCACCAAGTGGGTCAGGCGCGTCACGATCATGGCCTCGACGCAGGTCGGCAAGACCGAGGCGGCCAACAACGTCATCGGGTACTTCGTCAGCCAGCAGCCCGCCCCGATCATGATGGTGCTGCCGCGCGCCGACGACGCCAAGGTCGCGCAGGCCCGCCGCATCGTCCCGATGATTGACGCGTCGACCGCGCTGCGCGCCGAGCTGACTCCTCGAGCTCACGACGTCAGCCAGCGCGAGATCGTGTTCCGCCGATCGATTGTGTATTTCCGCGCGGCCCAGTCACCGGCAGACCTCGCGTCGGTCCCGGTTCGTGTCGTGCTCGGCGACGAAACAGACAAGTGGCCGAGCTGGTCGGGGCGCGAGGCCTCGCCGCTCGCGCTCGTTCGCTCGCGCACCAACACGTTCCCGCGCTCGTACCTCGTGTTCCTCACGAGCACGCCGACAACTCGCGGCGGCCTCATCACGAAGGAGTTCGAGGACGGCGACCAGCGCCGGTTCTACGTGCCCTGCCCGCATTGTGGCCGGCACCAGGTCCTGAGCTGGCCGAACCTGCATTGGGACTCGGAGCGCATCCAGACCGCGGCCGACATGCGACTGGCGCGCGAGGCCTGGTTCGATTGCGTTCATTGCGCCAAGCGCATCGAGCAGAAGGACAAGGCCCGCCTGCTCGGCGGTGGCATCTGGGTTCCCCGTCGTTGCACGGTCGAAGACTGGGTGGGGGGCGACCGCGAGCGCGACCGGGTCGAGCACCGGTCCTACCACTTGTGGGCCGCCTACTCGCCGTGGCTCGACTGGTGGCGCCTGGCCGCCAGCTTCCTGAAGGCCAAGGCCGAGGGCCCGGCCGAGATGATGGACTTCACCAACAGCTGGCTGGCCGAGGTCTGGGAAGACCGCCTCGAGCACGTCGGCGACGAAGCGCTGCACGCGTGCGTCGAGCAGCGTGCCCAGGGCGACGTGCCCGAGGACGTGCTGGTCGTGACCGCGGCGGTCGACGTGCAGCTCGACCGCCTGGAGTGGTCCGTGCAGGGGTGGGGCCGGGACGAGGAGACGTGGGTGCTGGCCACCGGCCGGGCCAAGACGTTCGACGAGCTGACCGACGTGCTGATCCGGACCAGGTGGGGCAAGGGCCAGCTCGCGCCGAGGGCCATCGTGATCGACTCGCGCTACCGGCGCGACGAGGTCTTGGACTGGTCGCGGCGCCACCAGCCGGTGGTCCGGATGATCGCGGGCGTCGAGCGCGACGAGCCCATCCCGTTCTCGACCAAGAAGCTCGACCGGCACCCGCGCACCGGGCAGGTCCTGCCCAACAGCACGCTGGTCTGGTCCGTGAACGTCAGCCTGTTCAAGGACATGGTCGCGGCGCGCCTCGAGCTCGCCAGGTCTCACCCGAACGAACGCGGCGGCCGCATCCACCTGCCCAACGATCTGCCCGCAGACTGGCTCACGCAGCTCGGCAGCGAGCACAAGGTCATGGAGCGGAGCGGCGGCAGGGAGCGAAGCCGGTGGGTCAAGAAGCCCGGCCACCAACGCAACGAGGCCTGGGACTTGACCGTCTACAACCTGGCCGCGGCCCGCATGGTCCGGGTCGACACGCTGCGCAGTGACGTGGCCGCGCCCACGCCTCGAGCACAGCCGCCGCAGCGGCAGCGCCGGCACAACTCCTCGGCTCGGTTCCCCCACTTCGGCGCGGGAGGTAGGTGATGGTTCGGCGCATCGACGAGAGCGACGACACACAGCCGATCGTGCCGTTCGTCCCGTTCCGCTGTCCGGTCTGCGGTCGGCACAAACCCATCACGCACGGCGTCCGCGGCCGCATTCGTTACCACCGCTGCGCGGCCTGCGGCTGCAAGTATCGGTCGTACGAGATGGAGATCGCCAAGGCCTATGACCAGCTGGGCTACCCACGCGTCACGTCCAGTCCGCCTGACGGACTCGGTGACGCCGCAGAGTGAGCCCGCGCGCATAGCGTCCTGGCGTGCAGTCACGCGCATGGTTCGATGATCGATGTGAGGGGGTCCCGCCGGTGGCGAGCCGGCGGGACTTTTATCTCTCGATCCGAGGCTCGGCCTGATGGCCGTCAAGCCTTTCATCCTGACGTTCGGCCAGTCGAACGGCGGCGCGCACGCGGACTACTCGAGCTGGGAAGTGGCCAACCCTGGGCTCGCGGTCGGGTTCACGGCCCTGTCGAGCAACTCGCCGACTGGCGGATACGCCGACGTCCTGGACATGCCAGGAACGTGGCCCAGCCGCTACCAGAAGGCCGCGCTGAAGGGTCGGGCTGTCGCGGCCATCAGGTACCTGACGTTCTACAACCCGGTCGCGACGGGCCTGATCTACACCCAGTTCCCGCACCGTGCGCTCGTCGCGACCATCATCTCGCACGACTCGGCCGCGACTTCGCTGTCCGTGCCCACGATCTGGCAATACTCGCCGGTCGGCCGAACCATCGTGCGTTCGAGGACCCGGACGGTGCACACGATCGGGGCCTGGGGCGGCGTGATCTCGCCGGCCCTCGGTGGCCAGATCGCGGTCTCGCCCGCGTTCGACCCGCCGCCGGCCGTTGGCGAGCAGATCGAATACGCCGTGCACGCCGGCGCCAACTCGGTCGACGCGACCAAGGTGGCGTTCGACATGCGGTTCGGCGGCGACTTCGGCGACGGCGTCTGGAACGCGTCGCTCGCCGGCCTTCGCGCCAGGTGTGTGGCCGGTGCCAATGCGGGAGTCAGCCGGACCATCAACGATGTGACGTTGGACGGGTCCGTGATCGTGCAGGTCTCGTTCACGGCCGCCTGGTCGTCGATGCCTCAGGCAGGGGACCAGTTCGTCATCGAGCCGCACCCGCTGCCCGACGGGACGGCTGTGCCGTACGAGAAGTTCGGGGTCTTCCTGCCGTGGGCGGGACTTGAAGGCCAAGCTCTCGGCACGGCCCTCAGCATCACGGGCGCGGTCAGCGCCGGTGCCGGCCTCACGCGCTTGCTCGTGGCCAACACCATGCTGGCCAACGACGTGGTCCAGGTGACGGGCACGACCTCGTACAACGGGGACCCGCTGCTAGTCATGGCGCTGGACGCCTCCGGCATCACGGTGGCCAAGACGTTCGTCGCGACCGAGACCGGCACGCTGCGCGTCTACGGCAAGTCGAACCCTTACCCGCCCGGGTTCTCCTACCCGAACCACCACACGCAGCCGCCGCTCTACCAGCCGTTCCGCAGCGGTTCGCTGATGTATGGGGTCGGGGCCAAGTTCGCGAGCGCCCGTGCCGCGTACCACACGACGCTGGCCAACCTGCTGCAGGAGCGCCTCGGCGACACGATCTACGTCGCGTCGCTCGCGGTTGACGGGACCACGATCGCTCACAACGAGCTGTTCGCTCCGGTCACGACCGACGCGATCGGCTGGTTCGATCCGAGGCAGCAGCTTTCGTGGGCGCCGGGCGAACCGAACGGCTGCGCCCAACGCCTGCTCGATACGCTCGACGCGGCCATCGCGGCCGCCGCGCTCGAAGGCCACACGCTCGAGGTCAAGCTCGTGGTCTCGCCGTTGGGCGAGGGCGACAGCGCGTTCGCTTGGAGTGCGCCGCGCTTCGCCGCCGGCCTTCGCATGTTGAAGGGCTGGGTCCGCGACGCGCTCAAGAGCCGCGACCTGTGGCCCGGCGACGCCGATGAGATCCCGTGGGTCTGGCCCAAGATCCGCGAGGCCGCGCCCTGGACCTACGCCACCACGATCAACACGGCCATCGAGGCCGAGGTCGAGGCCGACCGGTATCTCGCGACGTGCGAGGTCTCGGACCTGACGGTCCTGACCGAGGTCGGGGGCAACGTGCACTACGACGGCACGTCCGTCACGGCGCTGGCCAACCGGGTCATGGCCGCGTGGGAAGTGGCGCGCCTCGGCACGCCGGTCGCCGTCGCGTCGCCCGCGTCGGTCACGACCGCGCCGAGCGACACGCCCGAAGCCATCCTGGCCGCGATCGACGCGGCCATTCGAAGTGGTGGCGACGTGGCCGCCTACACGGTCAACGGTCGCACGGTCCAGCTCCGGTCACTGACCGAGCTGATCACGGCCCGCAAGTACTACGAGGCCCAGCAGGCGCGCTCGCGCGGACTGCGCAGGACCAAGGTCAGGTTCCGATGAAGCGCGCGACCAGCCAGCTGCCGCGCAAGGGCATCTACGACGGCGTCCGTGGCCGCCTCGCCAAGGCGGTCGACGCGGCCGTCGGCCTGGTCGCACCGCGCCTCGCGCACGAGTGGCGCCGCGCCCGCGTCCGGTCCGAGGCCTTGCTCGCGTTCGAAGCCGCGCGCATCTCGCGCCTGAACCCGTCGCAATCGAGCAGCAGCGCGGACGGCGAGATCCTGGCCGACCTGCCGCAGCTGCGCGCGCAGTGCCGCCAGCTCGTGCAGAACGACGGCCACGCCGCGTCGGCGATCGCGATCCTGTGCGAGGCAATCGTGGGCGACGGGATCCGGCCCCAGTCGGTCGCGACCGCGAAGGGCACGGGCCTGTCCGACGCCGAGCTGTTGGCCTGGCGCGAAGCGTGCAACGCCGAGTGGGCACGCTGGGCCGAGCAGGCTGACGCCACCCAGTTCGGCACGTTCTACGACCTGCAGGACCTGGCCCTGCGCCACCTGATCGTCGATGGCGAGTGCTTCGGCCACACGGTCATGGACCGGGCCGGAGACGTCTGGGCTGAGCTGCTCGACCCGGACCGCATCGAGTCACCCGGTCGGTTCGACACCGCGACCATCCGGGGCGGCGTCGAGCTCGGCGAGCGCGGCGAGCGCGTCGCGTTCCACGTGCTCGATCACCACCCCGATGACATGCTGCTCTACGGTGCCAAGGGCTCGTGGAACCCGACCCGCATCGCGGCGAAGGACGGCCGGTTCTCCATGATGCAGCACGGCCTGCGCCGGCAACGCGCCGGCCAGACGCGCGGCGTGCCGTGGCTGGCGCCCGGCATCGAGTGCCTGCGCCACCTGCACCACTACCTCAGCAGCGAGCTGATCGCGGCCAGGGCCAGCAGCAACTACGCGCTCTTCATCAAGCGCAACGTCAGCGACCTCGACCAGGACATCCTGCCCGTGCAGGGCCAGGAGGATGCGGGGCGCAACCAGGACTTCCACGAGTTCCTCGAACCCGGCACGATCGAGTACCTGAACGAGGGCGAGGAGCCCGTGCCGTTCAGCCCCAATCGGCCCGGCAGCTCGTTCGGCCCGTTCGTCGAGAGGATGCTCCGCGCGATCGCGATCACGGTCGGGATCAGCTATGAGGTCCTGACCAAGGACCTGGGCAGGATGAACCTGTCGTCGGCTCGCGCCATGTTCCGCGAGCTGCACAAGAACTACGACCGCGGCCGCTCGCTGCTCAACCGCAGCTGGAACGGACCGTGGTGGCGCAACGTGATCCTGGCTGGAGTCGCGACGGGTCGTATCCAGGCGCCGCGCCGGTTCCTGGACCGCATCGACGCGTTCCTCGCGGTCCGGTGGGTCGCGCCCGCATACGGCTTCGTCGACCCGGTCACGGACGTCGAGGGCAGCCGCGCCGCGGTCGAGGCCAACCTGTCGACGCCGCAAGAGGAGTCCGCGCGCTACGGCCAGGACTACGAGCACGTCCTGACCGAGCGAGCCCGCGCCTATCAGCGCGCTGCCGAGCTCGAGGCCGAGTACGGGCTGGAGCCCGGCACGCTCACGAAGGAATCACCGACGCGTTCCGAGAGCGCGTCCACAGCTCCGAGCGAACCGACCGGCGGCGACTCGGACCCGAACCAAGACCAGGAGGACAGCGATGGCCCCGATGACGAGTGAGTTGTTGCGCGAGTCCGACACGGGCCTTGTCCAGATCCCGAAGTCAGCGTTTCAGCTGAAGGACCAGGACAGCGGCGTCGAGATCGCGAAGGGCGACGAGAAGAAGTCGCGCAAGTTCAGCATGGTCGCGACGTCGGGCAAGCCGCTCGCGCACTGGTGGTTCGGCACGCTCGTGATCGACCTGGCCGGCATCGCGATGAAGCAGCAGCTGCCGGTCCTCAAGGACCACGACACCAACCAGCGCATCGGGTTCACCTCGTCGCTGAAGGTCGAGGAGCGCGGCCTGGTCGCCGAGGGCCAGCTGCTCAGCAACCAGTTCGCGCAAGAGGTCCTGGCTGACCACGCGGACGGGTTCCCCTGGCAAGCCTCGATCTACCTGCAGGCCTCGCGCATCCAGTATCTCGAGGAGGGCGAGTCGGCCACCGTGAACGGCCACCAGGTCGACGGGCCTGCCGCGATCTTCCGCGAGTCGACCCTGCGCGAAGTGACGTTCTGCGCGCTCGGCGTCGACGACGACACCTCTGCCACTCCGATGTCGGCCGCATTGGCCGACACGGTGGCGGTCCACCTCAGCAAGAGGGATTCCAGCATGACGAAGCCCGAGGCCCCCGTGGCCAACAAGACGGCGCCGGCCCCGGCGCCGCAGGACATCTCCGCACAGCTCGCCACCGCGCAGCACGAAGGCGCGACAGCCGAACGCCAGCGCGTCCTCGCGATCCTGGCCCAGACCGGTGAGGGGCAGCACGAGCTGGCCCTGAGCCTCATCGACACGGGCAAGTCGCTGCAAGAAGCACTGCTCGCGATCAACCAAGACCTGCGAGCCAAGCTCGCGGTCAAGCCCCAGGCGGGCGCCGAGCCCAGCGTGTCGCTGGCCCGTGGCAACACGGCCAACGTCGTGACCGACAGCAAGGCCTCGAGACTCGCGGCCATGCCCGAGGGCGAGACCAAGTGGCGCGCCGAGTTCGACGCGTCGGCCGAGCTGCAGCAAGAGTTCGGTGGCGATGTCGAGGTCTTCCTCGGGTTCAAGCGGAACGAGGTCAACCAGAAGGTCGCGAAGAGCAAGGACTGACCCGACCGGTTCGGGTCAGTGAGCAGCGAGCAGAGCGAGAGAACACACAAACACGGAGATACAGATGACGAGCAACCTCAAGGCCCTTGGATCGCGCGCGATCATCGGGGCATTCAACAAGCGACTCATGGAGGTCCAGGCCGCGAGCTGGGTTCCCCAGCTGGCCCTGCAGATCGACAGCAACCAGGAGAGCGAGAGCTACAACTTCCTGGGCGACGCCCCGACCATGACGGAGCACGCCGGAGGCCCGCGGCCATTCCGGGCGCTCAAGCCGTTCGCGTTCAGCGTGGTCAACAAGCGCTTCTCGGCCGGCCTGCAGATCGACGAGGACGACCTCCGCCGCGACAAGACGGCCCAGATCATGATCCGGGCCAAGGAGCTCGGGGCCCGCGCCGCGATCCTGCCGCAGAAGCTGCTGAGCGCGCTGCTGGTGGCCAACACCAACGCGTACGACGGCGTCGCGTTCTACCACGCGACCAGCCACGTCAACGCGAACGGCGACACGATCGCCAACGCGATCTCGGTCACGGCCGTGACGGGCACGACCCCGACGAACGGCGAGATGGAGACCGCGGTCCTGACGGCCGTCGAGTCGATCCTGAGCTTCAAGGACGACGCGGGCGAGCCGCGCAACGAGGACGCGCAGAAGTTCATGGTGCACGTGCCGACGGCCATGTGGAAGCAGCTGAAGGGCGCGCTGAAGAACGACTACGTTTCTTCCGGCGTGTCCAACACGCTCAAGTCGACCGACTTCGAGATCGTGCCGGTCATGAACGGCCGGCTCGCCGCGCCGTACATCTACGTGTTCCGCACGGACTCGGACGTCAAGCCGTTGGTCTGGCAGGACGAGGTCCCGCCCGTGATCGACAACCTGGGCGAGGGCAGCGAGTACGCCAAGGTGAACCTGCAGCACCTCTACATGGCCAAGCGCGTGTGCAACGGTGGCTTCGGCAGGTTCGACCAGACGGTCCGCGTCGAGTTCACGTGATCGCCTGAGGTCACGCCACGCCGCGAGGGTCTGACGGCCCTGGCGGCGACCCAAACCAGATTCCGCATTCGCATTCCAGGAGACACAGATGGCACTCAGCAGCAGCAAGCAGCGGACCTACCGCGCGACCACGCACGACATGGTCCTGGTCCTTCCAATCAAGTCAGGCGCCACGATCTACGAGGGCGCGGCTCTCGAGAGCAACGGCGGCTACATCGAGCCCGCGTCGGGCGCCGGCACGTTCATGGGCTTCGCCATGCAGGACGGAGTCGGCGGCGCGACGGACGGGCTCAACTCGATCCAGGTCCGGGTCGCGGGGCTTGTCGAGCTCCCGATCACGACCGACACGCCGGCCCAGAGCAACGTGGGCGTGACCGCCACGGTGGTCGAGGCGACCGACGACGACACGTTCCGCATCGAGACCGGTGCGACGATCACGGGCACGTTGATCGGCAAGATCACGGGCCTGGTCAGCGCGACCGTCGTGCTCGTGTCGTTCAAGGCCGCGATGGTGGCCTGAGCCATGGAGACGTTTGAGCTGCGCGAGGCCGGCACGAGGCGACTGTTGGGGGTGGTCACGACCGCCGTCCCGATGTCGCCCGGCGACCTCGTGGTCGCGTTCCGCCAGGACCAGATCCAGGTGGAGCGCGCGCTCGTCGATGCCCTGCCGCCGGCCACCGGCGAGCGCGAACCGGCGGCCAAGCCGTCAAGGAAGCGCGGCCGGTGAACCTGCGCGAGATGGCAGCACGGCACGCGCGCGACACGCTCACGCGCCTCGACCACTTGGGCGAGGCCGTGACGTATCGCGCCGTCGGCAGCCCCGACCAGCGCGAGATCCGGGTCGGGGTCAACCGGCTCGACCTCGAATCAGCGGCTCCCGGCGTGCGCGCCGTTGCGCGTCTGCGTGCCGAGATCGACATCCCGCGCGACTCGGTCACGGGGTGCTTGTCGGTCTCGATCGGTGACCAGTTCACCCTGCCCATGCGGGTGGGTGAGGAGCCCAGGATCGCGCGCCTCAAGCGCATCATCTCGCAGGACGAAGGCATGTTCCTGGTCGAGGTGGAGGCCTGATGCCTCAGTTCAAGGTGGGGAACACGGCTACCGGGTTCCAGGTCACGGTCGACACGTCGCTGGTCGACCTGACGATCGCGTCCGTGCCCAAGCTCGCGTTCCGCCAGCTGCGATCGTTCTTCTTCCAGACCCTGCTCGATCACAAGAAGCAGTGGCTCCAGGTCAAGGGCAACAAGTTCGGACGGGGCGGGGGCGACACAGGGCAGGCGATTGGCGTGTCGTCCGTGCAGTCCGAACGCGCGGCCGCCAAGCCCAACGAAGTCCTGTATTCGATCCAGCCTGCCCAGCGGCGAGCCGAGACCCCACGCGAGGCCGAGATCATGCTGGACCGACTGGCCGGCGAGATCTTCACGGGCAACACGATCCTGCCCGTGCACGAGGAAGGCCGGGACATCAGGACCTCGCGCCTGATGGCGATCCCGTACAAGACCCGGGGCAACAAGCTTAACAGGTTCAAGACCCCGACGCCGCGCGAATGGCGACAGATCAACCCGGGCAAACGCCTCGTGTTCATGCGGGCGCGCCGCGGCCCGGTGCACGGATTCCTGCTCGAGATCCCGCGCGCCAAGCGCAGCCGGCGACTCCGAGACGGGAGCATTCCTGACCGCGCCACCGCACGGCTCCGGTTCATCCTGACGCGCTTCGTCGAGATGGACCCGACGCTCCAGTTCTACGCGACGTGGGAGGGGACGAGTTCGTTGCGCGACAAGGCATGGGAAACGTCCATGGGCAAGATGCAGCGAGCCCTCGACCGCGCTGACCCGAGGGACTTCTGACATGACGGTCGACCTGACCACACCCAGCATTCGCGCCGGCATCCAGCAGGCGCTGGTCGAACGACTGGCCGACGCGACCGGGTGGGACGTGCAGCTGCGCGGCTCCGAGAACACGGGCACGAGCTCGACGACCGCGGTCGTCTACCAGGTCGGCGAGAACAAGAGCATCGCGAACAACGAGCAGTACACCGCGATCCTCGAGCTCGGCGTCCTGATCAGCATCCGGCTGGAGGACCAGGCAACCGGCGACGCGGGCAACCCATACCTGCAGCTGGACCGCGCGATCGCGGCCGTCGAGCAGGTCATGCACTCGCCAGATGAGTGGGGTCTGGACCCCGACTACACCGACCTGCGCGTGCTCGGACACGAGGTCTCGGACCCGACCGACGACGCCGAGCCTCTTGGTTGGGTGCGGCTGCAGTTCACCTACCGGCACAGCATCCTGACGCCGCAGTCATGACCCTGATCCACAAGAACAACCTGCCTCGGCCAGGCCTCGTCACGATGCGCGGCGCGCCCGTGCGCAGGCGCACGGCCTCGCGCCCGCTGTTGTTCAGCGCGACGCCCGACCAGGACCTCGTGCCGCGGGTCTGGAACGTGATCTACCCCGACGCGATGGGCCCGGTCGTCGACGCGATCCGCGACCACTACGAAGAGCACGTGTCCGCGATCTTCACGTTCACCCTGCCTCGCACGGCCGAGGTCGTGAACGTGCGCCACCTGTCCCCACCCGCAATCAGCTGGTCCAACGGGATCTCGGCCACCGTGTCGGTCGAGCTCGAGGAACAGCTTGCCTACCAGTAAGGAGTCCTATGCCCGTTACCCGCAAGCAGCAGATCCTGGCCAAGGTCGAGACCAGCGAGGGCGTCAGCTCGGCGCCCGGCGCGTCGGACGCCATCTTGGTGTTCGACCCATCGCTGAGTGACTCGGTCGAGACCATCGACCGGGTGCCGGCCGGCGCAAGCCTGTCGCGCGACTTCGTGCCGATCGGCCGCAAGACCCGCCAGATCCAGTTCAAGTCGGACTTCCGAGGGTCGGGCGACACGAGCATCCCGATCACCCTGCCCGACTGGGCCAACCTGCTGTTCGCGTGCGGCTTTGCCACGGGTTCGATGAAGGCC